ACTATTTTTATTTAAACTATTGCCCAATTCAAAGAATTGTATACAAAAATAAAAAGAATAAACAAGGTCAAGAAGAGCTAATTAAAGTAAGAGAGTTAGCATTTCCTGACTTTTATGATTATGACTATTACTATTTTCAAGCTATTGAAAGCGCACAGGATCAAGGCAAACACTTATGTGTAGCAAAAGCTAGACGTAAAGGTTATTCCTATAAAGGTGGTTCTATGCTTTGTCGTAATTTCTTTTTAATACCCGGTTCTAAGTCTTATGTGTATGCCTCAAATAAACAGTATCTTACTGATGATGGTATCCTTACTAAGGCTTGGGATTACATGGACTTTATAGATGAAAACACGGCGTGGGGTAAGAAACGACAAGCTGTAAATACTAGTATGCGTCGTAGAGCTTCTATGATTGTAACTGATAATTTTGGTAATAAAATTGAAGTTGGTTATAAATCAGAGATAATAGGTGTATCATTGAAAGATAACCCAGATGCTGTACGTGGTAAAGCAGGTATGTTAATACTTTGGGAAGAGGCAGGTACTTTCCCAGAACTTAAAGCAGCATGGCAAATTGCTAGACCATCTGTAGAACAAGATGGCGTTGCTTTTGGTCTCATGATTATGTTCGGTACTGGTGGTGACGAAGGTCCTGCAGTAATGACATTACGTGAAGCATTTTATAATCCTAAATCATATAACTGTATAGGTTTTGAGAATATATGGGATGATGGTATCCAGAGTAAAGAATGTGGGTTCTTTATACCTCAACATACTAATTTGGATATACGTGATGAAAAAGGTAAACGATTGTACATGGATGAGGATGGTAATACTCTTCATGACAAAGCAAGACAGTTTATTTTAAATCTACGTGAAGAAGAATTAAAAGAAGCTACTAGTTCTCAACAAATAGATAGATATGTAGCAGAACACTCTGAATCCCCAGCAGAAGCATTTACTGAATTATCTGGTAATATATTCCCAAAAAAAGAATTACAAAAACAATTAGCAAGGATAAGAACCAATACCAAGTTACAGAATCACAAACAAGTAGGTACACTTACTTTGGTTAATGGAGAGATAATTTGGAATGTACAAAAGACAGGAGATATAACCGAATTTCCATTACCAAAGAACTCTGATCCTACTGGTAAAATAGTTATATGGGAGCATCCAGTTAAAGATGCACCATTTGGTTTGTACATAGCTGGTATTGACCCATATGATCATGATCAATCAGGTACTAATTCATTAGGTTCTTGTTTTATATATAAACGTTTTCAAGATTTTGAATCATACTCAGATATCATTGTAGCAGAGTACACAGGTAGACCAAAAACTGCTGAAGAGTTTTATGAAAATGTTCGTAAGTTGCTTATTTACTATAATGCAAAAGCAATGGTAGAAAACCAAAATACTGGTTTATTTACTTACTTCAATAATAAACATTGTAGTCATTTACTTGCTGATCAACCAGACATTATTAAAGACATTGTCAATAATTCTACAGTAAATAGACGAAAAGGATGTCATATGAATAGAGAAATCAAACTTTGGGGAGAAGGTAAGATTAAAGAATGGCTAGAAGAACTTAGGGATCAAAAACAATTAGGTTTAAATACTGTATTGTCTGAACCATTCCTCGAAGAACTTATTCAATATAATGATAAAGGAAACTTTGATAGGGTTATGGCATTTATGCAGGTAATGGTCTATAGAGAGCAATTGTACAATATACAAGTAAAAAAGAAAGAGGATGTTGAAAAGAAAATGAGATTGTTTGATAAACCGTTGTTTAAAAATACAGATGATTCATTTACATTCATACCTTTAAATAATAACACAACCACATTTATGTTTACTAATTAATATGGAAAGAACAGTCAACTCATTTCCTATCCAAAGACTACCACTCAGTAAAAAAACCGAAGAATGGCGAAAAGACTGCGTGGATTATATTATTGGAATATCTGGCATAGCTTCATCTGAAAGTATACCTGATGAAGAAGAAATGCAAAGCTATTATGATTTATATAATAGCATTTATAATGAAAAAGATCTAAAGTATGTTACAAATCCTTTCAATCAAGATGATGGTTTTCCAGCAATGGCACAGGATTATAATATTATACGACCAAAAGTAGACCTATTATTGGGTGAAGAAACAAAGCGTCCATTTAACTTTAGAGTGTGTCGTACTAGTGATATTGCTAGTAGTGAAGTTCAGGATAAAGCTAAACAGATGTTATTAAATTATATGCAAGCTGCTATGCTTGCTAAATTAAGCCCAGAGGATCAAGCTAGATTTCAAGAAGGATTACAGACTGGAGAAATTCAAACACCAGAGCAAATACAGAAGTATTTAACAAAGGATTATAAAGATGCAGCAGAAACAACAGCATATCAAAGTCTATTGTTCTTACTTAAGAAAGAAAACATTTCCCATGAATTTATGAAAGGCTTTAAAGATGCACTTGTTGCAGGGCTTGAAGAGTACTATGTAGGAATTAGAAATGGTGAACCAGTTATTAAAAGAATTAATCCTAAAGATTTTAAATATCCTGCAGAAGAAGGCATTGAATTCATTCACGATGCATCTTGGTGTTGTTATAGATCATTAATGTCATGGAGTCAAATATACGATCAGTTTTATGATAAACTGGATGAAAAGCAATTGAATGAATTGTTAGAAATAGTAGATCAAAAGCCTACAGCAGGATTTGGTCCAGATAAAAGTCCAGTAGATGATTTTGTTCATTATAATTTAAAATCATACAATAAATTACCAGATCATAATCCTTATGGAGACCCAGATAATATTGTAGTTTATCATGTATGTTGGAAATCACTCAAAAAGATAGGCTTTGTTACAATAATAGATCCTGAAACAGGTATGCCAGATGAAATACAAGTAGATGAATACTATAAACCTACTGGGGAAGAAATCAATGTTGAATGGAAATGGATCATTGAAGCATGGGAAGGATATAGAGCAGGTGATGATCTTTACTTTGGTATGCAACCATTAGAGTACCAATTCCGTAGAGGAGACAATTTAAATAGTGCTAAATTACCATACACTGGTGCAGCTTATAGTAATACAAATACTAAAGCCAAGTCATTAGTTGCTATTATGAAACCACTACAATACATGTATATCATACTTTGGTATCGTCTTGAAATGGCAATAGCTAGAGACAAAGGAAAAATACCTGTAATAGATGTTACTCAAATACCTAAGAGTATGGGTATAGATGTAGATAAGTGGATGCATTACTTAGGGGCACTTGGTGTAGCATTTGTCAATCCATACGAAGAAGGTTGGGACATTCCTGGTAGAGAGGGTGGTAAACCATCACCATACAATCAATGGACTTCTATTGATGCAAGTATGTCTAATACTATTAATACGTACATTCAATTACTTGCGAAGATTGAAGAAATGGTATCTGAATTGTCCGGAGTAACAAAGCAAAGACAAGGATCTATTTCTAGTAATGAGCTAGTGGGTAATGTAGAAAGATCTGTAGTTCAATCTGCTCATATTACTGAGCCATGGTTTTGGTTACATAATCAAATTAAAACACATGTATTATCAATGTTATTAGATAGTGCCAAGTTTGCATGGAAGGATGATAAAAAGTATTTAAATTATATATTTGATGAGGGTACTAGAACATTCTTGCAAATGGATGACAATTGGTCATATGAAGACTTTGATATTTTTGTAACCGATAGTACTAAAGAAAGTCAAGCCATTGAACAACTTAAGAGTCTTGTACAGCCAGCTATGCAAAATGGTGCATCATTATTAGATGCTGCTGAAATATTTACTAGCGACAATTTAAGTGTAATCAAATCCAAATTACAAGACATAGAAAACAACAGATTGGAGCAACAACAAGCAATGCAAGAACAAGAAAATCAACAACAGCAACAGCTTGTTGAAATGCAGAATCAAGTTAAGGAAGAAGAGCTTATGCTTAAAGAAGCTGAACTTGATCTTACTAAATATAAGATTGATCAAGATAATGCTACTAAGATTACTGTAGCTCAATTAAATGCATATAGAGGATCTGAAAATATGGATCAAGATATGAATGGTGTACCTGATGTAATTGAAATTGGTAATCAAGAAATAGCTAGACAAAAAGCTGTATCTGATGCTATGAGCAAACAAATGGATTTAGCAAACAAGGCTAGAGCTGAAGAAAATAAGAAAGAACTTGAAAAGCGTAAAATTGCTGCACAAGAAAAAGCTGATAAATTAAAGGCCACCATCGAGAAAGAGAAAATAGCTCTTGAAAATAGAAAATTACAAGAAGCTAAAAGATTGCAGAAGATGAAAGATGATGCAGCTTATAAGAGAGAACAATTAAAAGCAAAGACTGCTTTAAAAAATAAGGTAGTTGGTGAATCTAAATCTAAAAAATAGGAGGACTAATTATGGCATGTAAAGGAGGCTCTAAAAAGGGCGGAAAAGGTAAACCAGGTAAGACAGGTAAGTAAATATTACTAGTATGAAATGGAAAGATTTATCTCTTAAAGAGAGAAAACAAATATACGATAGTGTCAGGGTGAATAACCCTGGTGCTACATATTTTGATATTAAAGAGCAATTTGATTCTATTCCTGCATATCAAAATGGTAAAGGTAAGACCATAAATAAAGCAGATTTACCACCAGAATACAGAACTGGTACTCCTGAGTACTTTGAAAGACAAAGGAAAATATCAGGTGCAGTTAATACAGTTCAGCCAGAAGCTTATATTACTCCAGCTGGTTATATTAAAGATGCTGTTAACTTTATTGAAGACTTAGGCAAAGGAGATTATGCTGGTGCAGCAATGGATGCAGTACTTAATTTGATTCCTTGGGGAGTTGGAAAAGGCATCAAAAAACTAAAGTCCAAAGTAGGAAGAATAGTTGAGGGTACTGAAATTGATGGAGCTAGTGTTCACAGTTTTGCTCCTACTCAAACTAAAAAGAAAACTAGAAAGAAAACAGAAGAAGATTATGATTCTGAATTTTCTGAAGTATTAAGAAAAGATAGAAATTCTAAGAAGTACCAACAAGAAATTTCTAGGACAATAGAACAAGCAATTTTTCCAGATGAAAGAACTCGTGAATTAGTAGAAAATGTAGACAAAACATATGGAACTAACTACAAACGAGCTTATTCTAATATTGCATATAAAGACATGACTAAAAGAGGTAGTTATGTCAAATGGGGTAATACGGACAAAGACGGTTATGGGCAAATAAATATAAAAAATATTAAAGATAACGTATTACCTACAGATATAAATGATTATAATATAATATTAGATAATAATATTTATATGCCTGGAACTGCTAATCATGAGTTAGGACATGTGGCAGATGGTTTAGCAGGATCTAGAAAGATTCAGGATTTTGATAGTGGTAAAGAATATATTACAAACACTTATCTAAATTATTTAGCAAATTCTAACAATACATATAGTTCTGCGGAGTTAAGAAAAATGGGATTATTTGATGCTGCTGGAAGTAGATCATACTTATTAAATCCTACAGAAGCTAAAAGTCATATGTTAACTCTAAAGAGATCATTAAAAGATTCTGGTAAAATTACAAACTGGAGTACTCCTGTAGACGAAAATATGATTTTGGAATATATGAGAAATCCGACATCAAATAAAATGGTTAAGAATCAATATGATTTATATAGAAATAAAAACGAGTATATTGATAGATTGAACAAACTAATTCCTATGGAAATTTTAATGCCATTAGGTGGTGCTGGATTTGTAGGTCATGAACTAAATAAAGAATAATCAATATGGAAAATTTATACCCAGTATACCCAATTCCTTCTTATAAAGACGGAGGTATACACATCAAGAAAAAGAATCGTGGGAAGTTTAACGCACTTAAGAAAAGAACAGGTAAAAGTACAGAAGAGTTAACGCATAGTAAAAACCCATTGACTAGAAAACGTGCAATATTTGCTCAAAATGCTGCTAAGTGGAATCATAAAGGAAGAAAGAAAAAATAACAATTACAATCTAATTATAATTAATTATGGAAAACAATAGTAACGATACACTATTTGGATTTACAGCTATAACTGATATATTCACTGAACAAGTTGGTAACACCATCTCTCAAAACGATGATATTGATGATGAAGAATTAGAGAGACTAAAACAAGAGTCTGCTAAAGCTAGACCTGCTACTCCTGGATCTAAAAATAAAAAGACAGAAGAAATAGAAGAAGAGGAAGAAGTAGAGGAAGAGGAAATCGATGAAGTTGAAGAGGAAGAAGTAGAAGAACCTAAGAAATCTAAGAAAGCCTCTAAGAAAAAGGATAAAGAAGAGACTGAAGAAGAGGAAACCGAAGAAGAAATTGAAGAAGAGACTGAAGAAGATGAAGTTGAATCTAAACAAGTATCTGCTTTATTTGATGCAATTGCTGAAGAATTAGAATGGGATTTTGATGAAGAAGAGGAAGAAGAAAAACCAAAGACTGTAGAAGAATTGGTTAAGTATTTTAAAGAAGTAATCGAAGAACAATCTACTCCAGAATATGCAAGCGAAGATGTTGCAAAATTAGATGAATTTGTTCGTAATGGTGGTAAGTTAGAAGATTATTTCTCTATTACTCCGGACATTGATGTTGACAATGTTGATATTGAAAATGAAAATGAGCAAAAGATAGTATTGAGAGAGTTACTAGCTAGAAAAGGTTACAGTGACAAACAAATTGCTAAGAAAATCGAAAGATTTGAAGATGCTGGAGTATTAGAGGATGAGGCAAAAGACGCAGTTGAGGAACTTCAAGAGATTGTTGCAAAAGAGAAAGAAGAGCTATTAGAGCAACAAAGAATCAAAAAGGAGGAAATGGTACAGCGCCAACAAAAGTTTTTTGACGACGTTGTCGGTGAAATAAAGTCCTTGGACAATATACGTGGTATTAAGATACCAGCTAAGGACAAGAAAGAATTATTGGCTTATATATTTAAAGCCGACGCTAGTGGAAAAACTCAGTACCAAAAAGACTATTCCAAGAGCGTAAAGAATTTAATAGAGTCAGCTTATTTTACAATGCGAGGTGACACTTTGTTAGATGCTGCCAAAAAACAGGGTACTAGCTCTGCTATTAAAAATCTGAAAAATAGTCTCAGATCAACAGGCGTTAGTAAAGGTACTAAGAGAATTAATACAAGTTCATCTAACTCTATTTTTAGTCGTGCAGTACAACTACTTTAATTAAAAATAAATTACTAACATTTATATGGATAACGGAATTTTAAATAATTTACAGATCGGTAGAGGTAAATGGTTCTCAGATCTTGTTGATGAGAATATGATTTCAAATGCAATGCTTACTAGACCGTATGAAGTAACCCGTGTTATTTCTTATGTATTCGGTTCTAAAGATGATGGTTATAGCACTTCTTTGGATGCGATTACTGGTGGTCTTGGTAATGTAATGACAATTGACCAAAGAGACTACGAATGGTCTGTAATGATTGATAGCGATAGAGCTGTGACAATTCGCTCTGCAAAATGGCAGGGAACAGAAATCACTGCTGCAAATGCTAGCACAGTTATGGCAGGTTTGGGTAACACACCTATCATGTTGTGGTTAGAGGACAAATGGTTTGGTCCTGGTGCAATTTTGGAATTTGATAATAGAGAGTATCAAGTACGTGTTTCTGGTGCTCCTTATCAAGATGGTAATGAATGGGTTTATACTTGTTTCATTGCAGATGGTCAATCTAACTCTTATATTCCTGGTGAATATTTGTTAGCTGGTCGTCAAGTATCTCGTTTGGCTTCTGCTTACGAAGAATACAGTGAAGAGGGTGATATCCTGAATTATAATACTCATTTCAAGATGAGAAACTTCTTGTTTACAACTCGCTTGGATTATGATATTACAGGTACAGCTTATTCTACAGTACTTTGGATTGCTTTAAAAGATCCTAAAACTGGTAAGACTTCTTATTTGTGGTCTGACTATCAGGAATGGAAGGCAATGCGTGAGTGGTCTAAGAGATGTGAGAGAATGATGGTTTACTCTAAGTCTAATGTAAATAAAGACGGTTCTACTTCATTGTTAGGTACGAATGGTCGTCCGGTTTACATTCCTGCAGGTTTGTTGCAACAGATCGCTCCGTCTAACAGACGTTACTATACTGAATTGACTCCGGAATTGTTGGAAGACTTCTTGTTTGACTTGTCTTACAATATCTTAGGTACTAACGAACGTAAGTTTGTTGCTTTGACTGGTGAAATGGGTATGAGAGAATTTGACCGTGTATTGAAACAAAAAGCAGCTACAATGAACTTGATTGATACGAAGTTTATCAGTGGTTCTGGTCAGGCTTTGGTTTTAGGTGGTCAGTTTGTAACATACAAGATGACAAATGGCATCGAGTTGACATTGAAACATTTCCCGTTATATGATGATACTACTTATAATCGTTTATTACATCCGGTATCTGGTAAACCACTGGAATCTTATAGAATGACATTCTTGGATCTTGGTAGACGTGATGGTCAAGCTAATATCGTTAAGGTTGTTCGTAAGGACCGTGAGATGGTTATCTGGAATACTTCAGGTTCTGTAGCTCCGGGAACTGGTTACTCTAAGAATAAATCCACAGTAAGATCTAATGCAAAGGACGGTTACTCTGTTCACTTCTTAGGTGAAATGGGTATCATGCTTCGTGACCCCAGGGCATGTGGAGAACTTATTATGGAAGTTGAAGATTAATAAAACAGGGGTGATTAAGTTCACCCCTTTTATTTAAAACTTATAAATTATGGATATTATATTAAAATTCGCCCGTACAAATCCATGGGCTGGAATAGCTAAGTATAAGAATTGTAAAGATTATATCAGTACTTACTGGACAAGATCTGGTAATAGATATACTGGTTTAACCCCAGAAGATGCTAGACGTTTGGAGAAAGAAATGGGATATGAAGAAGGACATTTATCTCCACAAAGTGGATTCTGGAAAACATATGCAATCGGTTTAGGCGCAAGAGATAAAGTTTTACATACTGAAAGACCTGAAGATGAACTTGCATATTTATTTTTAAAAGGACACAAAAGAGTAGCAAATGGAATCAATAATCTTAAGCCTACTCATGATTATGTTCTTGTAAATAAAGAAATTGAAGCTGAAGAAGCTAACAAAAGAAATAAAGCTAAACGTGAGGCATTCTCTGAATTTAATAAGATGTCAATTGAGGAAATGCGCAAATGTTTACGCTTATATGGTCACAAGACTGATAATATCAGTAACGAGCTAGTTGAAAGTAGTTTGTTTGATCTTATTGAAAATGATCCTGATAAGTTCTTCTTGATTTGGGTAAACAACAAAGTAAGAGATACTCAATATATCATTGAAGCAGCTATTTCAAAGAATGTAATTCGCAAGTCTAAAAACATCTACTACTATGGTACTGACATTATTGGTAGAAGTTTGGAAGATGCAATTGCTTCATTGAATGATAAAAAGAATCAGGACATCAAAATGACTATACTTCAAGAAATAGAATCTAAGTAAAAGTAAACATGACAGTATTAGAAGCACATATAGCATTTAAGATTGAAGCGGACAAGAATGCCGTTAATATTGGCATATCTGGTTGTCCATCTTTTTTGCCTGAGGAAATTGATTATTGGTTGTATACAGCATATCTAAGTAAGATAGCTACTAAAGCTACTGGTAATAATACTCTTAGAACACCATTTGAAGGTAATGTAAAAAGAGTAGCAGACTTAGAAGGTTTAGTAAAAACTGATAAGGGATTGTCTTTACTAAGTGAATCTATAAGTAATAGACTTACTATGAATAATTTCAAATCTAGTATTACTTATGGTGATGATACTCAAGATAAGCGTATGTACTTCTTAGAAGGAATTTTACATTTTGGTAGTAATAAAATAGCTACAGTAAAACTTATTAGTCACGAACAAGCTACTAGATTCTTAGAAACTTATAATAATAAACCTTGGATTGAAGAACCTGTAGCAATACTGGAAGATAATAAGTTAATAGTATTTATAGATAGGGATCTTATGGTAGGTCCCTATACTATAGATATTACTTATTTAGCATATCCGAGAAAGATTAATAATCAAGATATTACGTCTACTCTAGACGAAATTCCAGAGTATATGCAATATGAAGTAGTTAAATTAGCTGCTGACATGGCAATTGAGAATATTGAATCTCCAAGAACTCAAACACATCCACAGTACGTAGCACAATTATCAGAGTAATATGAGTAGTAAGGAAATGCAAATGGAATTCGAAAGACGAATTCAACTTATTAGCCCAGATCTTATTATAGATGAGAAACCTAACTCTGATCTTATATTTTCAATACTAAATGAAGCTCAAGATAGGTATGTAATGATGAACTATGTTGGTGACGACCAAATGGAAACTGAAACCAATATACATACTAGAAATACAGATTCTATTAAGAGTTTATTAGTAGAAAAAGAGTTAACCGCAACAGGTACTACTCTTAATGGTTTCACAAGATACAGATTACCATATGTACCTACTGAAGAATATTTCTTATATGTACATTCTTTTAGTAAAGTAAAAGGTACATATAAACAATACAAAGATTTTGTTAGAGTAGATAATCAATTAGTTAAGTATAGGGATCTTGGTAAGTTTATTAAAACTGCATACAATACACCTATCATTAGGCAACCTGCTGTTGCATTAGTATCAGATCCTACTACTAAATATAACTATATAGAAGTAGCAGTAGATGCATATACTACATTAGGTAATGTTACATTAACTTACTATAGGAAACCATTAAGATTTAATACTACTGATGGAGCTAGTAAATGTGAACTACCAGAATCAATTCATAGTGAAATTGTAGATTTAGCAGTTAATATGTTTATTACTGAAGGTAAATATAGATTACAAGTAAAACAACCAAATAATCAACAATAATGAAGTATATTGATTTACAAACAGCTTTTGAGTTAGAAATAGATAAATTAGATGACAATCTAACAAAACCTACTACTTCAGATATTGAGTATTGGTTAATGGCTGGGTTAGATAAATTTATTAAAACTAGATATTCTGGTATTAATTTCAAACAAACTGGATTTGAACAAGATCAAAAAAGAATTGATGATCTTCGTACATTAGTTACTAGAAAATCTTATCAATTTAATACATATCCAGAAGAGTATACAGTTACTCTGCCGGATGATTATATGTTTACTGTAGGAGAAACAGCTGTAATATTTAGTTATGATCATTGCTGGCCTGTGGGTCCAAGTGGTCAACCAAGAACTAAAAATGTAGATGTGTTAGAAGCTACAGTAGAAAATATTGACAGACAAAGACAAAATACTTTGTCAGAATACAGATTACATGGTAGATCAGCTAGACCATTAAGATTGTATGAAGGTAATGCTATTCATTTATATACAGATGGCAATTACAATTTAAGAAATTATATTCTCACATACTTGAGAACTCCTAAAAGGATTAGTCTAACTGATGCACCGTTTGATGAGTACACAGATATGCCAGCTGCAACTCACAATGAGATAGTTAAGTTAGCGGTAGAGTTGTATTTGGAAAATAAGGCTAATCCAAGATATCAATCGTATATGAATGAAGTTTCAACAATGGAATGATTATACGAAGTAGTTTAGTTTGACGAGGAAATCTGAAACATGAAAGTAGAAGAACTAATCAAAATGTTAAGCTAGACGTCTAATTAAAGTTTAACAAAAATAAAAATAAAAATTATGTTACAACATGTGAATACGGTACTTATTGGTACTGATGCACCTGCATCTTATACGACAGTAGATGCATTGACAGAAGGTCAGATTGCATTATTTGATCAAAATAGAGCAATTGTAAAAGATGCAAACGGAGCAAAAGCTGCTAGCTCATTGTATATTGGCGTTTGCGAAGGTAAAGAAGATGTTTATAATGTAAAAGGTGAAAAGTCTACAAAATCAATTATTCGTTTTTCAATGCCGATCATGAAGGGTTCTAAACCTAACATGGTATTTAGTGAATATGTAGCTGCAGCTGAGGATAAAATTGTAATCACCGCCACTGATGTTACTCCAGAAGTTGGACATCGTTATGTATTACGTTTAGTATACACTGACATTTATGAAGCACCAGGACAATTTACTCATACTTATGAAGTTATTGCAAAGAGTACTAGTGCAACAGATTTGATTACAGCTTTTAAAAACAAGATCAACAAACACAAAGAAGCTAGAGTAGTAGCAACTAGTTCAGCTGCTGTACTTACTTTGAATGCAAAAGAAATGCCGTATAATGAAGGTATTATGTTGGATTCAAATTATTCCCAAGTTTCTGTAGAAGCATTTATGTGGAAAACTATTCCTTCTGGGTTGTTGAGTAATGTAATGTATCCTATTGCTAATTTAACGATTGCTAAGACTCAAGGTACTCCTGGTAAAGGTAATCCGAAGATTGTTCGTGATCGTGAAAATGCAGCTCTTGGCTACAGAGGTATTACACATCGTGCAAATGGTATCTATCCGTACATTGCTCCTGAGTTAAAAGCCGATTTAAGTGCTACTTACGATACATTGTCTATCGAATGGGATAACAAATATCTTAGTGATGATAATCAATATATCAAAACAACTCCATTAGCTTGTGAATTGTATGTAAATGCTGGTGAACTTAATGACTCTGCATTTATGACAGCTTTAAAAGCTTTTGTAGAAGTTGCTTAATCAAAAAATATAATTCAAACCAAAAAGGGGATTGGGAGTAATATCCCTTTCCCCTTTTATTTTATATACGATTGATATGGAAATGAATGAATCATTGTATTATGCAGAAATAAAACTGCTAACTACGTATTGCCACAACTGCCTAGATAACAAAATGAAGGATAAAATAATGATGTTTCTGTTTAAGAAAACACTTTATGATAATGCTACTACTTTGAATCTTACAGATGATGCAGAACAGTATTATAATGAAATGCTGAATTTACTTGATATGAGAACGTGTAATTGTACTATTGATGACTGTAAAAATTGTAAAGATGGATATTGCGAATTATGTAAATAAAGTTGGTAAATTGGTTAATCAGTCTACAAAGTACAATGTAAAATTGGATAGAGTTTCGATTACAAATCTAGTACTATTGTTGCATTTAGATAAATTAGCTAAATGGGCAGCTAATAATTTAAATGACGAAGAGTTTCCTATTACTCAGGACGACGTAGATAAAATTATAGGGTATCTTCATTGCTTAAAAAAACAAATGAATTTCTATCCAGAAAAAGATATTGATTCTGATTGTATATTAACCGAAGTTAAGGAACATATAATCCAAGAGTAATATGAATAAAAAGATATCGCAATTTGAACTAACAACTAAACTACAGGAGCAAGACCTCATTACCCTTGTACAAGATGGTAGTAATAAGAATATTACTAGTGGAAGTTTTACTACATCACTATCAGGTACATTTGCCACTAATGAGAGAGTAGATGCTGTAGAAGAAGATGTTGAGATACTAGATACTAAAGTAAATGATAATTATAAAGATCTTAGTAATAAGATAGTAGAAGGAGATACTAGTGTAACTACTAATCTTAATAGTACTATCACTAGTTACTATGATGTGTTAAATAATAAGATCATTACATTAGATACTAAGCATGACACCGATATGTCAGAGATTGGTGGTACTATGCAAGAATGGATAGATGATATTGATAATAGATCTACATTACAACAATTACAGGATGCTCTCAATAGACTTACTGTGGCTGAAAACACTATTACTGCTTTAGCAGAAGTAATCGCTAATGGCGGGGGTAGTAGTGGTGATGTACCAGGTTATCATACACAACCTTCTAGTACTATTACTTCTTTACAAGGATATTATAAAGGAATAAGTGCTGATCCCTTAGTAAGTACTGATACATTAAATCAAGCATTATCTAAACTTGAAAATCAAGTAGAAGCAGTTGCAGATGGATCTGGTTCTTTACCTGTAATCAAAATGGGTGAAAGTACTACACCTACTGATAGCTATATTTATACTGCCGGTAAAGTAAAACAAGACTATGTATTTAAAAGTGGGGATACTGTACCTGGAAGAATAATATATACTACAGGTATACAGGGAGGGCAAACATTCCGTTCTGGTTGGGATGGAGTTGGAGCTAGTTTGTATCCATCAAATTCTAAATGGAATCTAGAATTAGATAACCTATTTGTTAGAGGTAATATGACAGTTAATGAATTAACTGTAAATGAAATAAAAGCAGTAGGTGGAGATATTTTAGTTACATTAGGTGATATGAAATGTATTAAAGTAGAGGAAAAAGTTAATGGATACAAATGTTACTTTGATACAGAAGATGGCACCAAGTATAATGAATTTATTGTAAACGACCAAGCAATATGTCAAAAATTTGATGGACATAATGTAAAAAGATATTGGAGAGCCGTAACAGAAGTAGGTAGTGATTATATATTACTATCTAAGGATGTGTGTGAGCCTGGCAGTAGCACACCTTCTGCAGATGATGAAATATTATTATTGGGTCATCGAGTAGAAGGAGATGCGGAATATGATAAACAAATGGAAGATAGACGTAACGCTATTTTCATTTCCGCAAAAGGATCAAATGCTCCAAGGATTGCCTTTTACTCGGGAATTAATGATTTTACTTTGGAAGGCAAAGATAAAACAGTAATTGGAAAAGATAGTAAATTTGTTGGTACAATTACAGTAGTATCTAAAGATGGAACTGAAACTGGTATTCCTATTTATAGAGGAACTTGGTCGGTAGATAAGCAATATTATTATTATGACTGTGTAACATATAATGGTAGTACTTGGATAGCCACTCAAGACAACATTGGTAAAGAACCGAAAGAAGGAAGTCCTTATTGGACAATTTATATTGCAAAAGGAGAAAATGGGCAAGCTGGTGATGATGTTGCAAAATGGGTAGAAATTGTTGGAAATAGAATGTTTCTGTATGATTCCCCAGACTTTTCTGGTACTCCCACTCCAGTTAATTTAGGATTAAACGCAAAGACATATGGAATTGTGCAACCATCATATCAATGGACAAATGTAACAAACAATAGTGAAATTGTTGGGTATGGTAATTCTTTAATAGTTACACCAGATATGATTACTGACAGAACTGCTGTTTTTAGATGCACCGTAACTGATAATGATACTCAAGCGACTTATTATGATGAGATGCAAGTTGCTAAATTAGCAAATGGTGCCGAAGGTCTAGATGCGTATTATATAGACTTAACAAATTATTCCGCATCTGTTCCATTTGATAGTTCTGGTAATATACTAATAGACCCATCTACAATATACACTGATGTATTTGCATATCATGGAATTACTCAAATACCAATTATTTCCATGACAGCTAAATTTACTGAAGGTTCTGGTACATGTGAAGTTAAAGATAATAGAGTATCTTTAAAAACATTAACTTCTACTAGTGCAAGAATAACTCTTACAATTGAAGTAGACGAAGGTGTAACAGTAACCAAAGATTGGTATATTAACCAAAGTAAAAATGGAGAAGATGGCTTCAATGGAGAAGATGCTGTTAGAACATATTTAACTGGAGAACAATTTTTTCACTACGCAGAATATGCAAAAATACCAACTCCTCAATCAATAATATTAAAGATGGATACCACATTAATGGATGTAGCTTCGTATAAGTGGTATTGGAAAATATCTGGTACTTCTGAATGGACTTTGCTAGAGGGAGAAACAAAATCTGAATTAGTTGTAGTTTATAATGGAGTATATTTCCAGACAGGTGAAGATGAAATTACATTTAGATGTGTAGTAACTAGTACTGGGGGGGTATCGTTTGAAGATATAATTACAATAAATAATGTTCGAGATGGAGAAAGTGCGTATAGAGGAGCATTAGATAATGAAAGTATGACAGTTCCAGCAAATTACGAAGGTGTTGTCAGTGATTGGTCTCAAGCCACTACTTATGCTCACTTAAGAAGAGGTGGCACAAAATTTAATAATACTGAATATACTCTAACTTCTTCCCAGTTAAGTGGTGTAGGTACATTAAGTATAAATCAAGAAAAGAAACAGATCACTGTCAATAGTTCCAGTATCCCAAATAACTATGTTACTGTGCAGTGGCAAATAAACTTTGTGTACGAAGGAATAACTGTAGATACAGTAGTGTTATCTTTAGTAAAGAATATTACTGGAAAAGATGGAAATGTTGGCAATTCTTCTATACAAATTTATTGTAATACTAATTCCACTCCAACACGTCCTACTTTTACAGAAATGATTTCTTCTAGTGGTGGTACTTCTGGTTCTTTTGCATGGTATCCAGATCCCACTAATAGTACAACCACTCTAACTTGGACAAGTACAGGATATCTTAATCCAAATACAAATAAAATAGATCTACTACCCGATAAATCGGGTTACAGGTGGACAAAACCTATTATTTTTTCTCCATTGAATGGAGAAAATGGTTCAGATGGTAGAGGTGTGAAAAGTGTTACTATGCAATATTACAAATCTACTTCACCAACCAGTTTATCTGGAGGAAGTTGGAGTTCAAGTGCTCCTGCAGCAGAAAGTGGATATTGGATATGGACTAGATTATATATAGTATTTGATGATGAAGATTATTCATATACAAGTGCAGTGTGTACTACAGGTGCAACAGGAAGTGATGGAGATTATGGCCCGGGTTTAAGTTATCGTGGTGAATACTCTTCAACTACTAACTATGCTTGGACAACAAATTCTCAGGGAAACGTAAGAGATATAGTAAAGTATAGTGGTTCGTTTTATGCAGTGAATAGATCTAAGAAAGGTGCTGGTGCGTTTAGTGGAAAAACTCCAAGTAGTAATGCAGGTACAGATGGTGGCAATTACTACTGGGTTAAATTTAATTCATTTGAAAATGTAGCTACAGATTTATTATTCGCAGATAAAGCAACTATTGCAGGATGGGATTTTTATAATACTAATATTCAATCTCAATCTGGTACAATGCGATTAGATGGTAGAACA